GAGCTTAGTAGCTCCAACTATTGGGCTGAATAGTCGAACTGTTTTAGTTTTCTTATCGAACTCATTGTGGCGTAGAATACGCACACATCTAGCCATAGCTAAGCAGTACTCGTAGTCGTACTTACTACCATCTTGGGGCTTAGCTTGGTCATAAGCTGCCAAAACAGCAGCCGTCCAGTTGTATTGGGGTATATGCTTTAGCCATTTATCCGCCTTGGCTGGCCCCCACTTCCAGATACCGGGGATATTATCGGTCGTATCCCCGGTAATCCATTGCTTATGGAAGTTTAGATCCGCCGTATAGTCATCCACAAAGGTAGGGTCGGCTTCCTTATCGGGGTTCCAATGCCATCCGGGGACAGACCGTAGATCCTTGTCGATGGTTACAGCCAAAGACTTACCGGAGGAAGCCCCCATACCCATGATATCATCCGCCTCTAGGGTAGGGATCTCCACGATATCATGCTTCCTAATAAGCTCTAGGGCGTAGTCCATGCAGTCTGGAGTCTGCTTCTTAACATCCCGGTGGGCCTTATAAGATTCCCAGAATGTCCTGCGGAAGTTATCCTTACGGGAACAAGACATAGCAATGAACACTTTCTTAACACCTACTGGTGTCCATGCCTGAATGTCATGCTCAATACGCATGGGTAACTCATCCACTCCCTCTTGATCGGCCCAGAAAGCAGCACGATAACAAATAATATCTCCGTCTAGGATTGCAGTCTCAGGTCTTTTTGTGCTGCTTAGTGTTGTCATTATCATCTCCTTGGTTAATAATCATGTCAATAATCTGTTTGATGATAGTCTCTGGGTCTGGCTCTCGGTCATCTCTAGATGAAGTACAAAGCTCACATGTACATAGAGTATCAAGAAGGGATTCAGCAGTTATATGGAACCACTCTTCAAATCTATTAGTACACTTTGTTTTGTATTCCTCAAGAGTACCTTCATTCTTAATCACATAGTGGAACACTTCATTATAATCCTTATCGCCAGCCTCAATCTTGTTGGCTAGCTCTTCGGATTCATGCTGCCTCCACTCAGCATCGTGGTCTTCTAGTTCACGACCTGATGCACTAATGAACACAGTCAATGCCCGTAAGTCACGGGCGCAGGCGATCTCATTCATGTAACGACAGTCATCAACAATGATAACCTTTTCGTGCCATGTAGTTGGATCAGTCTTTAGTGCTTTCTGTTCCTGCTCGTAGATGAACTTGACCTTATCTCTAAACTTCTTTACCCAATAGTCTTCATCCTGCTCTCGCATGGATGAGCCTAGGGTTTGGCAAAACAAGCGATACTCTTCCGCATTCTTTTCTTTAGTGTATCCTTTTTCTTTTGCCTCATCCTTTAAAGCCTGAGCAAACGGCAATAGGATTGGGGTGTAGCCGTTGTTATAGGCATACTCACTTAACCACTTTGCTAGTGTTGTCTTTCCCACACGGGCGGGACCACCTAACATTATTACTATCATGTAGAATCTCCCATAGTTCTTTAGGTGTAAAAAGGTAAGGAGTTTCCCAACCTTTGAATCGTAAGTAATCACAGATGAAAGTGATACAGCTGGCTGGTTGTTTCATTCCAAGAAACTTACCACCAATTTGATAAGCAATCATCTTCCAAATATTAGGCTTCTCATAATTACTGGCGTAGGAAATATCAAGTTCATTCATATCCAGTTCGCCTAAATCATAAGAGTAATACTTCTTCACTCCCATCTGTAGTAGTAGCTCCAACTTTAGGGCGCGTATGGGATTGTTGTGAGTAACAATAAAAGCAAATGGTTTATTTATATTGAACTCAATATGAGCATGAGTATGACGGCTCCAAGAAAGTAAACGAACGATGTAATACCATTTTTTCTGGAGCGGCTTGAAATCGTAGAACGCAATCTCAGCCTTAACTTTCATAATAGATAGGCATCTTTAGATAGGTTGCGAGTGAATGTTCAACTCTTGCACCTTCTGAATGTTCCCATCCATGAAGCATAACTAAAGCGTCCGATGCCAGTATTGCGTTGATGTCTCTTTCCATGCATGAGCGGAGATGATCCTTTGAATCTTCAGCCGTGCTAGGATCAAAGCCCTCATCCTCATCCATCCTTGCTGGATTAAAGATACGCTTGACCATTGGATTCTTTAGCCACTTCTGTTCCGCATTATAGAATGCAGGAAAGTTGTGGCTTGGATATCCTCGCATCGGGCCTGCAATATAAATCGTTAGTCCTTCCATTGTAACTCCTTAATGGGTTTCTGCCCAAGTATTGCCGACACGATACTCGGCATCAATACGAATGTTTAGATTAAGTAACTCTCCTGCCTTGGTTGCAGCAGCAGTAACAGCCTTGCCGAAATCGTCGGCACAAGACTTAGGACAAGAGTATTGTAGTTCGTCGTGGATATAGGCCAGCTGGTGTGCCCTGTGGCGCATCGCTTCCTTGCTGGCCTCTACCATCCAGTACTTACTTACGATGGCTCCTGAGCCTTGCAGCAGGGTGTTAAGGGCCGCGTGTTCGCTGCGTACCGGAACCTGCCTACCATCAGGCAGTCGTACCTTACCTGTCTTGATAGTTTCAAACCGAACCACATCCTGAACCTTAGCAAGTGCAGGAATTTCTTTCTGAAACCGTTCGCGTAACTTACGCGCATCAGGTACAGAGCAGTCACAAACCAAAGCAATCTTCTTATCACCAGCACCGTAGAGATAAGCATAGATAAATGACTTGGCTAAGGAACGACTAGACAAACCAGCAGCATGCTGATTGTGGGTGTGAATGTCTCCAGTTAGTAGAACCTTTGCATATTCACCATTGTCGTACTTCGCCATGAAGTGAGCAAGCATACGCAGTTCAAGGCCAGACAAGTCTGCACCTACAACTACATCACCGGGGTCTGCAACCCACAGTTCTCTTGCACGATGATCACCACTAACCTGTGCAATGTTAGGTTGGCTGTGTGTGCAACGACCAGTAGCAGCACCTTGTGCATTGATGTTACCGTGGATACGGGTATCTCTACTGCTGTTTGCTCTGGTGTTCCAATCCTCAACCATACCCATAAGCTTGACCGTGTTAAAGTACTCAGTCAGCTTCTTTGCTTCGGGGTATTCAAGAGTAGCAAGCACTGCTTCGTCTACCTTTGGATTACCCTTGTCAGTTAGCGGTGGCTTCCACCCATACTTATCAGTTAGACGAGCAGCAATCTGCTGTCGGCTACCGGGATTGAAGGTTTCGATCTTGTCCTTCAGCCTCTTGCCTGTCTTCTCTGAGTGTCGGATGATGATACGGTCAGGAAAGATCTGACGCATTTCATCTTCGATACCAAGCTTCTCAAGCATAAGTGTTTGATACAACCGATCTCCAGCATCGCGGTCATAATTAAATCCATGTTCGACTTGCTCCATTAAAACCTCAGACACACTACTCTCAAACCGAACAAGCTCCTTGTTCTTAGTGATGAATGACTTCTGTGCTTGATAGATAGCCATGCCTAAGCGGGCATCTTGCAAACAGTAAGTACCCATCTCATCTGAGTATTGCTGCCAGCCTCCAGTGTAATCCATCTTGGGAAACTTTAAGTGTTTGCCCCAAGACTCCAGCGAGTTATCACCAATAGGATGATTGTTGATATCTGGATACATTAACTTGCTGATAACTAAAGTATCAACAATGCATTTCGGTCGCGCCATCCCGTACAGTCTACGCATTACGGGAAAATCGTAGCCCCAGATATTGTGCCCGATAATTACGGGCATCTCACTAAGGTACTTGACCAGATCTTTCATCTGGTGTTCTAACCAAAGGATGGGTTCCTCGTCATTGACCTTCGTTGCGGCACATAAAACTCTTGTAGCTTCTGTATATGGCTTGCCCTTGCTATCAAGAACAAGCTCACCTAATCCGTTACCTTCGATGTCAAGGACGCATACTTTCATTTAGTTCTCCTCTGGTTCAAATACTAACGAGCCATCCTCAGCAACGGCAAAGCCGATCTCTTTGAGGCGACCTGTAGTATGGTCATAGAATAAGGTAGCAGCAATGCCTGCTCTACCTGTCAGTCGATTCTTAAGTACACGCACAATAGTAGTATTAGCAATTTTGTCATCAGCATTCTGTCTGTCACGCTCTAGTGCAACCACTGTGTTAGGTACACTAGCAAGCGCACCTGATCCACGAAGATCTTGCAGCGTGATACGATCACCTTCCTCATAGGCTTTCTCAGACTTCTTGAGCTGAGATACAATGTCAATATGCACACCAGTTCGGACAGCCAAGGCGCGTAGTTCCTTCATAAGTGTATCAATAATGATACGCTCTGAACCGCCACCCTCTACATCCTTGTCATGCATACCCATCAGACCAGCAGCAGCTGCCGTGATATGATCTAGTACAATGACCTGAACACCAAGCGATACAGCCATGAACTCCATACGAGCAAGTAGATTCTGCATTGCGTTGTTGCCAAGGTGGTCGTAGATATAGAAGCTAGTCTCACTCAGCTTACGCTTAGCAGTGTAGTACTCGTCATCAGTAAGATCATCAATCATCTGCATATTGATTGGGTTCTTACCCATCTGTACTCGCAGTTCATTCATCATGCGGCAGGCACGAATAGCACGGACTGGCTTGTTAAGCATAAGACTAATCATGTCATCCATAGTCTCTTGCGGAGACTCCTCAAGCATGATGCAGCCTACGCTGCGACCCTCTGATAGATGGTGCATCATCAGCTCACGCAAGATAGTAGACTTGCCTGAGCCTGTACCTGATGCCCATAGGGTAATCTCACCACCACGCTGCCCAATGAGGAACTCGGATAGTCCATCATATGGGAAGGGGTAAACTTTAGATGCTGTGATTGTCTCAGAAGTATCCACGATCTTAGAGATATGCAGGATCTCATCGGGGGAATACTGATGGGCTTCCCAGATAGCAGACACAAGCTGCTTAGTCTGGGCATTGACAAGACACTCATTAGCATCCTTATAGGGAAGCTTGGCAATCTTGCACTTACCCGGAGGCAACAGTTCAGCCACCTCATTAGCCGCCTTGATACCCGGCTCATCCATATCAAAGCAAAGGACAACCTCTGCATATGAAGTGATGAACTCAAGGTTATCACGAATAGATTTAGCAGCAGACTGCGCTCCATTGGGAATGGAAACTACGGGCCATGTACCACCAAGTACCTGATTGACAGTCATGCAGTCAATCTCACCCTCAGTAATTACAAGTCGCTTGCCCCCTGTCTTCCATAGGTTCTGACCATACAGTTCAGCACCCTTAGCAGAACCACGCCAAGCAAATTGCTTGTTAGGTCCACGCAGATGCTGGCCGATCATCTCACCATTCTGGTAGTAGTTAGCGACATGTACTTCCTTGCCGTTGACCTTGGCTACCTGATAGCCATACAGTCGGCAAGTCTTCTCCGTAATACCACGATCCTCAAGATCAATGTAAGAGCCAGTGATAACCTTAAATTCTTTAGGTGTCGTTTCCATAACATCAGTCATCTCTTTTCCTTTTGTATTACGGTGGTATCCACACTTGAAACAGTAAACATGATCGTCGTATACGGCAAGATTATCACCGCTACGATCCTCACCTTTACCTACGCAGCGCGGACATTCCGTTTTCTTTTGAAATAAACTCATTCATTAAATTTCCTCAAAGCGGTGTAGATGTCGTGGCTTGATCGCATTGATTGTACGCACCATAGTCAGGAGAAGATCCTGAGATAAAGTGAATGCAACCACAGGCTCATCTTGGCTAGTGCGTAAGCCGTCAGAATTCATCGACTCGTAGATCATACAGTATGCATAATCGTTCTCTGAGGAGAAGTCTACTTCCATGTAGTATCTATCTGATGGAAGTAAGTCATGCCCAACAGTAATCTCGGGACCAGCACCAACAGGAAAGTTCATCTTCAACCACTCATTCGTTTCTCTAGTTTCCATTATTCATCCTTTCCTTTACCCCAACCAAGTTCGGTTGAGTAGGGATTCTTTAGGTTTCTGAACACACCAGCGATCTCATTCCTTAATGAGTCGCGGTCATTAACAAGTTTGTCATACTTTGCTTGCGTCGATGTGCCATCAGTTTCGATGCGACCGATCTTATGACTCATCGCAGCAAGATCGTAAACCATTTCTTCAAGTTCAATTAGTGTTTTAGTTTTCATATGGTGTTGTCCTTAAGTAAGTAACCCCATCCTCTTGCTCTTGCTGCATCGGGGATAGAAAGTCTACCATGAATAGCGTCATAGGCCACCAGTTCACGACGAGCATCATCTCTTTCCTTAACCACCCACTCTAATTCTTGAACAACCTGAGATAAAGGATCGTCACTCATACAATCTTACCTTCTTCGTTAGAATAAACAATTCTATCAAACACATGAGAACACCAAGGCATGCAGAACTTACATGGCTTAGACATCCCTAGCTTTCCCGTCTTGCTGAAGCGGTAGTTGTAAAGGACGAGCTTATCTTGTGGTACTTTAATCTTCCTAAACGCATCAAGCTCGGAGTGAAGGTAAGGGTACATATACCCAAACTCAACAGTCTTAGGGTGTGTCTTCCAGTTGTTTGTACCAACCGCGATGAGCTGATTCTTTCTAACAATGAGAGACACATGCGCTCTGTCCCTGTTGACAGTCGTTGCGATATGTCTTGCCAAGTCATGCCAGCGTTCCATTGAGAGCCTTCCAAGATATCGGGAATGCTTCGGCGCATGCCTCATTGAGACACATGGCAACCTGTCGGCATTCGTTCTGGGCATGGGAATCAAGCCGCAGCTGGCACACACGGGCAAAGCCGTACAGAGATCCCGTCCAGTACCACTCAGTCATCATTGACTGCGGCAATACAGAACGAGCTTGCTCCGGGCACACACCATTGGCAAGCATAAGATTATAAGTAAGCAGACAATATCGCATGGCATCCTCAAAAACATCTTGTGATTCCAAAGGATCATCGACAAGATCATCCATAGATCCTTGCTTCTTGTTGTCAGCTTTCTTTCTCCAATTACCTTTAGGATTCCAAAAGGTGGGATCATAATCAACATATCGTCGGCTTACCTCATTCCAAGCAAACCCGACCTGATGCTTCTGCAATTGTCGGGCAACAAAGATGGGAGCCTTAATTCTGAATTGAAGAGTACAATGAGCGAAAGGACTCCAGTGATTATGCTTTGCCAAGTATTTAATAAGCTTGGTGTTCTGCTCTTCTGTGTAGTTGGCAGCTTCTTTGCTGAACGACACTCTAGCAGCATCGACAACCGTATTGTCTGATCCCATCTTGTCGATTAATTCAACTGAAATATGTTCGTACATTGTTCTCCTTTAGAAAAAAGCGGAGGGGAATTAACCCCTCCACTTTCAATTGTCATTAACGGATAACACAAAGTATCCGTCTTCTCCTTTAGAGGCCCACTGCTTAGAAACATGTAGTGTAGTTATCTGAGAGTCATCGTCCCAGATCTTTCCATTCATTACATCTAAGACTGCCTTGGCAAAGTTGTCGATATCTGCCTTCGGCCATCCTCTTTCAGTGGTCTTGGGTCGCTTCACATATAGCTCTATGCTTACAGCTAGCTCTCCAGAGAGAGGGGTAAAGTTACTACCAAGAACATCATACACAATACCCGTGGCTTCCTCTCGGAAATCCTTATAGGTTCCTGTGTAGTATGCGCCCCATTTACCAACCCGTGGCCGGGATGCGGCAACCGGATTGATATTAAACTTCCATTCCATTAGAAGGGAAGGTCTTCGTCCTCAGTCTCTTCGACTTCGGGCGCAGGCTTAGAAGCGACTGCGCCAACAAACCCACCATCAACAGCGTCAAACCCGCTGCTACCAGTGCCTGTCATATTGTTGGCATTCTTCTCAACGATCTGAATACCATTCAGATACAGGCTAAGACTGTTATCACGGGACAAGACAGCGGGTGCAAGCTTAAGCCTGACCTTATCGCCACCGAATGGAACAGCATCAGTCTCAGTAGCCTGAGAGTCTACGCAGGGAAACTTGCCCTGCTCGACAAACACACGGCTCTTAGCCTTCAGAGTTTTGATACCATCCTTCTCCATGATACCGTTGATCTTCTTAGCACCAGACTTCTTGAGCATGTCAGCAAGGGTTTTCTCAAGTGTCTTGGTAATCACAACAGTAATGTTATGATTGGCAGATGCCTCACCGAAAGCTGTGTCGGGCTTAAGTAGATTACTCCACTTAACATCGACAACCTCGGTAACAAACGGCGGCATCTTCTTCATCTTATTATTAACCATTCTTGGGTTCCTTATTCATTGACTCGGTAATCTGAGCAACCTGAGTATTCAGGTCGTTAACGATTGCGCTTAGTGCGCTAGCCATTCCACTCAGGTAAGCAACTACGCTATCGCTACGGATTGCAGGAACCTGTTCCTGTGTTGCAGTCTGAGTTTCTGTAGTAGTATCGGACATTTTTATGATCTCCTTTCTGATAAATAGATCTTATCTATAGCCCCAACCATCGGGTTGGTTATTCAAAGTTCCATCATTTCCATGTACGGCTTGCCATCAACGACAACACCGCAACTAATCACGGGCTTCTTGATGTGGTCTTCGCCATACTTCATGGCAAGATGCTTGCGGTCTACACCACAGCCGACATTCATTCCAAAGATTGCATGAAGCGGACTAACTTGCCAGTTGATTCCGGCGCAAGAGTGATGATGACCAGCAACCACAGAAATACCCATAGCTTTAGCAGTGTTAAAAGCAGGATACAAGCCGCCACCCCCAAGACCATGATAATAAAACACACCATCAATAGTGATGTTCTTAATCCATTGCCAAGTTGTGTTATAAATTTCATTGAAACCTCTTAGATAAAAGTCAGGGATACCAGCATCACCAGCGATCCTTCGCACTCTATCATCGTGGTTGCCAATCGTGACAACTAAGTTCTTGAATGAACTCTTCCACTCTTTGATGCACTCTACTGCCTGCTTGTATTCACTTACAGCACCGGGATGATCCGGGTGTTTAGTGTGGAATGAAATGCAATGGTGGTCAATGACATCACCGATATGCACAACACGATCACACTTGTATTCTTTCTTTACTTCCTTGACAAAAGAAAGGTAGCCGTCAAGCACGGCAGGAAAGTGAGTATCTCCAACAACTAATACCCTACTCATTTACGGTGTCTCCGTTTGTAATCTTCTTTCCATTGCTGTGCTATGGATGGCATGCCATTTGGCTGCGGTGCATAGACATCAATGATTCCATCAAAGTGATCCTTCTGTGTCTGATTCCACGAATCATACAGATCACCCCAACGCCAGCTCTTACCGTTAAGCATCTTGTTCGGTTTCCAGATCGTCATCTTTGTCGCTTCCTTCAATGTAAATGTTAATGTTCATGTCAGGCTGAGGAGGAATATTCTTGAACGAGAAGTCTGTATAAGCAGCTCGTAAGAACATGTCGCTAAATTGTTCATTAGGAAACCAAAAGGAAATGTTCTTTCGTTTCTTTTTGGATGCGGCTAATTGAATGAACATCTTAACAGCTTCCTCCATAGCACCTTCGCTATTGACACGGTAGATCTTTCCTTTCATTGGAAGAAGTACTCCGCGTCCAGCACTTGATTGATATTGTACGATCCAGTAGGCGGTGTCTCTGGTACATCAATACCTAACTTTGTTGAGACTTCATCTCGCATGGCATCAAGTAGATTCGATTGATGCATCTTGTGAAACTCTTCGTTGGTGTATGCTCTCATTAGATTAACATCGGGAGCAGGACAACCATACGAATCGTGGATCATACTAAACTGTGTAATACCTGAATCAATCATTCGTCTGATGGTAGACCACATATGACTCGCATCCAACGAGTGTATGTAGTTTGGAGAGATAGCCAGATTAACTGAAGTTCCATCAATAGATTCCTTATCGGGTGAGCCAAAGTGTAACTCTTTCATATCGAACAGCTTGGCTACCGAACGACGAGTCATAATCTCATAGTACTGGTGGACAACCTTGAATCCACAAGGCGTAGTCCACTCAACATTCTTACCTGTCTCGCTAGCCATGTCAGCAACATGCTTAAGCCATGCCTTACCTTTGTTAGCCTCAACCAATGTACCCTTCAGGGCATCAAAGATAAAGGTAGCAAGCTCAGCCACAGCGCCAGCAATCTCTTCCTTACCTACCCAATCAAGGTGGCCTTCCGTCTTACAGTATCTGCGAATACCGTAGAAGGTTACGCCATAGGGATCAGTCATCACAGCCCGTTTACAAACAGACCGATCAATCTTGTCTCCCCAATGTTCAATGAACCGGGTAGCCCACCGCCCTTTGTTTGAATCTTCTTCTTTAATAGAAGCCATAGCCTCGCTCATCATATCAGCAGTATACTGATACAGATCTTCTGGCTTGGTCACACTAACAAGGTTAACCTTCTTTGCCAGTACCTCGTCACGCATGAGAGCAGCCCAATGCTGCACACCATTGCATGATCCATCCATCTGTACAGGAATCTGGGTAAGCCCATCGGTTCTGCATAGATCAAAGATGGCAGCGATACGCTGGAAACTAGGATTCTTTTTCTTCTTGTCTGACACCCATAACTTGCGGTGTTCATATGGATCTTCATTGATACGCTTGAACATATCCATGTTGTCTTCGACCCACTTGACACGCTGATCAAAGGGAACTTTGTCTTGGTCAAATAGGTTGGCAACATGTACTTTCAACCAATACATACCAGTTGGTGTCTGCTTTCGTGGCTCCGCAAACATAATCAGACCACGATCAAAGTCTCCTGATTGTGGAGACAACAGATCACAGGCAGCATTAGCACGACCACGAAAGTCACATGTATAAATCTGGTAGAAGAACTTGTACTCGGCCAGTTGCTTGGCAAGCTGAAGCCTGACAAGCATACGACCACGGGATCTTTCTTCCTTGTACCATGAAGAGTATGCTTCCTCTTTCTTCTGACACCACTTGGCTTGCTCTTCCTTTGTTCCATCAGTTGGATAAGGATCGGCAAAATCAAACGCTGAGAACTCATACGCTGGTAGGTTAGCATCTCTTGTGTTGTTCTTGAATAGATTCTCCATCACTTCAAGTACCTTGGTATTGATGGCCCACTCAGTATGCATCAATGCATTAAGACCATCAATCACCATTTGAGATGGCGTACTACCACGCTGCACAATCTTCTCATCCCACATCAAGTCTTTGAACTTCTGAACCACAGGCTTACGAACATAGGGCAGTAGATTACCACCACTATTGTCGATGGTGTGTGGTACAGGAGGCACAAGCATAGGCCGATACAGTAATGCAGCCTTGGCAATCACATCACGGTGTCGCTTATGCAGCTCCTTAAGAATGTCATCAGTAAAGGAAACAACCACACGCTCAGACCAACGCTTGCCAGTATGCTTTCTAATGTTCTTAAGCACGATGATCTCAGACATCTCAGCAATGCGTAGCATATGGTGTCCGAAATCTTCTCGCTGCTTTCTAGTAAACTGCTTCTTATTGAGAGTGCCTACCTTATATGCAAAGGCGCGACAACGCTTAGGTGTCCACTTCTTTTGGTAGTGCGACTGCTTCAACCAATCCTGCTTGAATTGTTTCTTAGCCTGCTGATATGCAACGATCTCAATCACCATCTCAGAAATAACATGGGCAATGTGCTGCGCTGTAGGTAGGGGAAACAAATCATTCTCATACTTCCTGTCCCAGAGCGAGGCATTGAACCACTCAAGAATCAGAGCACGAACAGTAATGTCTGCCATCTTTGCTGCACCAACGGCAAACAAAGGGAAGGCCCAATCAGGAGTCTTTCTATTCTGAGATACGGTATCAATCCATTGCTGATAGTAAGGGGTCAGGTGAATGACACACGCATCCATTAGAGTCTGCTCAGGCAAACCCTCATCTGGATTGGCTTCATAGGTTTCCCAATACTTGCGTTCAGAAAGCACAAGCATATCTTCCTCACCAATTACTTGTAGTTTAGTTCTATGTTCCTGTTCCTGCGGAGTCAGTTGTTCCCACATTCTTGGCATTAGGCTTCCTCCTGTAAGGTTCAAGTTTCTTCTTTACATAATCCAACACTGATGCGTAATACTGATCATCATGCAATTCCTTAGTCCAGATATCAAACCGAAGGTATTCGTGATATCTAAATTGTTCATGCATAAGATCAAGCTCTTCATCTAACTTAGCCAATTCATCTAACGCCTTCTGTCCCTGCTCCCAATCAAGTCTAATCTTACGACAATGAGAACAGAGAGTATCAACAGGGTCTTGATAGGTAAAGCAACTACACTCATAGCTGCTTGGCTCAGGATGGTTTCTGTCAATGTACATTGTTAAGCACCTCCACTACATACCAGTACGGGGTTTCGGTCTTAGTCCATGTAGCAATACGAGCCTTCTCATTCATGTAGTAATTACGGTAGGCAGACACAGCATCATCAGGATTCTTGTACTGATCAGGCATAGCCTGAGCAAAGGGAAGCAAGCCAAGGTCTAGTATGTTAGGCTTGTTTTGCCACGCCCATTCGATGACTTCAGTACTCTTGTGAATCTTATTATACCTGAAGGTGTACTCCCGTGCAAGTGCCAGCCCATGCTGCACAAGCCAGTTGTAATTACCCATGCTTGATCTAGTCCAGACAGCACAAGGATGGTTGTAATGAGTACGCTTATAAGGGGCAGTCTCATGGGCAGAGCATAGAAGCTGAGCCGTTTCAAGAACCATCTTAACCACATGCTTATCGCATTGGTACTTGGCTGCAAACTCTGGACTATTATCAAGCACAAAGATATTCATTAGTCACCATCCTCAAGTTGGTCAAGAACATCCATCTTGCCAGATAACTTATAGTACACGGCATTTAACTCTTCCTGAAGATCAGCATGGGTAATATCGCCAGCAAATATACGACCCTTAATATCCAAGAGATCTGCAAGACAAGCATCAGTACTATTAAGTAAGTCGTAATAAAGCTTCTGATAATTAACAACCTTAGTCTTCTTCTTATTAGCCATAGTGTTCTCCTTAAGCAAGGGTTAGAGCGTACTTCATAACATCAATCGTGGTGTCCTGATTCTTACCCATGAGATTGCTGTAAGCGGATGACTCAAAGGTAGGCTTCTTACCACGGGCAGGGATACGATGCTGAACCTCATTGGTAACAGCGTTAGCAGCAAGCCAGAGATTAGCAGTCGTGCTAAGCTGCTGCCGCTCAGTATCAAACACCTCAGCCCACTTAGCAATCGTAGTAGTAGCCTTCAGGTAGTTGGCATACTCAGACTCAGACTGAGGATTGGTAACGATAGGCTCCTCAATCATACCCCACACATCCATCCAGAACTTCTGAATGTCAGACTTGGTAAGTTCCTTGCGGACAAGGGTAGTAACCTTCTCCTCAAACAGCTCACCAGTTTTGGCGTAGAACTTAAGGGCATCAGCCATAGCATCCTGCTTCTTCTTCATATCACCAGTATGCACGATGCGGAAAGACTTCTTCATACCAGCAGCCATAGCCATGCTCAGAGTATTCTGACACACGATACGCACACTAGTAGGAAGAGCAGACATGGCAAGCGTACCATCATGGCTATTGATGAGGGCCATATACTTCTCAATTGGATCGCGCCCACCAGCCCCATGCATAGTACCAGTACGGCAAAGGACAACCAGACGGCGACCACCATTCATAGACAGCGCAGACTCAACCTGAATCTTGTCACCAAGATGATAGGCCATGTCAAACACTTCACTATTCTGGATGATCTTGTAGTCAGGAGACTGGATCGACAGGATAGTATTGGTATCACCACGCAC